GTCGATATGTCATACCGTGCCAACATGGACGGGTTGAGCCTTCGTTTCGTTCGATTCTTCGACGGTACGAATGACAACTTCATCGGGCGCTTCGATATCTTGTACGGCATCAAGGTTGTCCGTCCGGAGTTCGGTGTGGTTGTTTACGGCTAATGAAGCCCGGGGCTTCGGCCCCGGTTTCTAACCAAAAGGAAACCACATGACGACCCTAATCACCCGCGGAAATGTGCGCTCGATCTTCATGATCGATGTCGTATTCGACCCGGCATCCGTAGCAACCATTACGACGGCAGAGCAGACCAAAACGATTCCAGGTCTGAGAGTCGGCGACATGATCATCTGGCAGAAACCCACCAACACCGCTGGTGTGGGTGTGGTGAATTGCCGGGTAAGTGCTACTGACACGCTGGCGGTAACCTTCGTCAATCCCACGGCCGGATCGGTTGATGCGGCATCGGAGACTTGGCGCTTTCTTGTGATTCGTCCAGACCCAGCAGTGCTGCCTTCGGTAGTCCCGCCAATCTAAAAGGAACGGCCCCGGGCAACTGGGGCCGAATCACATGAAGTCCTATCTCTCGGCATCCCTGACCACGGGTAACAACACGGTTGGACAAAGCAACTCCGTCTATTACGGATACAACTGCACGGTCACGACCGCAGTTGGTGCAATCAATATTCGCAAGATTTCGATCACGGGCCAAATTATTGATGTGATCCCAAGCGGAACCACAGCGGGATCCAGCAAGGATTTCAGTTATGGATCTGCAATGGACGGTCCGATCTTCGTCGAGTTTGCCGGCGGCGCCACTGGTACGGTCGTAATCAAATACGAGTAGCGTATGGCAGTGACCGCGCTGACGCTCATCAAGTCGGCGATGAGCAAGATCAACAAGCTGCAGTCCGGAGAGGTTCCTGCGGCTGAAGATATCGTAGTCGGAATCGAACGATTGAATGCGTTGCTCGGCTCTTACGAGAGTGACAACCTATTCAACTACGCCTCGACAGAGACGATTGCGACCCTCCCGGCGAACACGACTTCGAGGACCATCGGGACCGGGCTTCAGATCAACGTCGCAAGGCCAGTGAGGATTCTCAAAGGATCGTTCACAAGGGTCGGGACGATCGATTATGACCTGGAGCCGATTTCAGAGGCTGAGTACAACTCGTTTAGCCTGAAGTCCTCTATCAGTTCAGTCGCTCCTGCGGTCTGTTTCTACGATGGAGATACGACGACTGCGAGTGTGTTCTTCTATCCGGTCGCTGTGACGTCGGTAGAACTTCACATCATTACTCCGACTCCTTCAGGAACTGCGGCGACAGAGAACACGAGCTTCAACTTTCCTCAAGGCTATCAGAGGATGCTGGAGAACAACCTTGCAATCGAGATTGCCCCTGACTTCAATACGGTGCCAAGTCAGATTCTCGTGGCAATGGCAGCCAGTTCGAAGAGAGCATTGAAGAATGTGAACCGCAGAGTTCCTCAATTGGATGTCAGATACCGCGAGCGTGGGAACATGACCGCTGGCGACTTCATTGGCGGAAACTTTTGAACGAACTTGACTTCAGCCGATACCCCGATGAGCTACTGAAGAGCCTGAGCCCTTCGCAGATCATCGAACTGCGCAAGATCATGGCAGGGAATACGGCTGCGCAGAATCGTCTCGCTCCTATTGATCATGAGATGTTCACCCGGGATGCGGTGGCGACTGAAGGACCATTGGCGGCACTAGCGATTGGCGCGGCAACTCCTTTATACCAATTGAGCAAGATGCAATATGGTCCACACTCTGCAGGATCTGTAGATTCCGAAACCTCCCAACCGTCTTGGGAACAATTCGTTGCCGGGTATAGGGGCCTTGGATCGGGATTACGCGACTGGACGAGAAACAAATTGGCAGCATACAAATGAAGCCAATTCCTTTCATCGGTCCAGCGTACCAGAGCCGTAGTGAGAACTACAGCGCGCAGAGATGTATCAATCTCATGCTCGAATTCGGCAAGGGGAAGTCTCCAGCAATGCTGGTGGGAACCCCCGGCCTAACTGCTCCGGTTGCAACTCTTGCGGGGTCAGGAGGGATCAGAGGAGCGTTCAAGATCGACGACGCAACCTCGATCTGGGTACAGGGTCCAACAGTCTACAAGGTCACATCGGCTTATGTTTCAACGTCGTTAGGAACAATTGCTGATGACTCCCGTCCTGTGCAGATTGCCTGGAACGGAAACAATCTCCTAATCACTTCTGCTGGAAGTTTGTACTCACTTACATTGAGTGGATCGTCTGCAACCTCGCTAGCCACCGGAATTGGGATGGTGGACAGCATTGGTGACTTCTTCGTCGCCACCCGGACAGGAACGAACTTCTTCATCTGGTCTGACGCCCAGCCCGAGCCAACGACCGACCCTCTGGTGTTTAATCCTCTGAACTTTAAATCGACGAACTTTGCTGCCGACACGATGGTTGGGTGCAAGGTATCAAGAAGCTCGGTTTACTTCTTCGGAACAAAATCAGTAGAACCATGGTACATCTCAGGCGGGGCTGATATCCCGTTCTCAAGAATCGACGGTGGAGCGTTCAAGATCGGGTGTATCGCCAAGGACTCTATTTCCGAACTCGACGGGGTGTTCTGGCTGGGAGGCGACGAAAAGGGAGCAGGAGAAGTATGGTCAATCTCTGGAGGCCAGCCAGAGAAGATTTCCACCCCGGCAGTCGATTTCATGATTGCTCAGTGGCCAGACAAGACGGATGCTGAAGCGTTCACCTACAAGGCTGAGGGGCACGCGTTCTATGTCCTGAGTTCTACGTCCGGGAATGAGACGTGGGTCTATGACATCACCACAAAAGAATGGCACCAGAGAGCTTCATTGACGGAGCCGAATACTACTGCGCCACCAGCGATACCAGGATGGAACACGACGAATCCAAACGGCGTATGGACATTTACCAATGCTGATTTCACTGCGGAGGCTACATGATTGAGTGGCTAGCTTCCATGCTGGGGCAGGCGTGGATCTTCGGCGATCCACAATATGTTATCTATGCGTTTGGCATATTGATTTTCCGCACAGTCAATTCAAAGACAACCGCCATTTCTGGTAAGAGATACGCTGAAGTTAAGTTTGATGTCATCCCAGCTCCATCAAGCACTTTCCAGGCGTTTGGTGTCGTGGACGATTCAGGAACGGCAGTTTTCCCAGGACTGCAAGATGCAGTCGGAATTGCAAATCGGACAGACTTGGCAGATAGCCGTTTGTATATTGGGACAGTAGAAACTTCAGCAGGTGGCCCCGCATTCGCAACTGGTGGTGTGGCGAACATTGCGTATGACAAGGCCACGGGGAAAATATGGTTGGGGATAAACGGGACGTACTATAGGGACAACGCCGGAACATTGGTCGGAGACGGGAATCCTGGGACTGGAGCAAACCTCTTAGAACGCAAGCTAGTCAATTCACCGGTTCCATTCCTAGTGGTTTTTCAGCCTGGTATCCATAATGGCTCTAGCAGTTCTCAGTCGAATCCGCCCTAGGTGCGCGATCTACTTCAACGGCCAAGTTTTGGTCGGCGACCTTACGACCGGGGCAATCTTCGGATACGACACCAAGACCTATTCAGACAACGGGCAACCTCTGCCTGCAATCAGGTCATGCAGCACGCTTCAGAATGGACTGGAAGAACAACCTACTGCATCTTTTGCTCTGGACATGGATGTAGGGGTTGGTCTGGAAAGCGGAGATGACCCAAAAGTATCCCTAAGAACAAGCAAAGACGGCGGAAGAACGTGGAGCAATGAACTCATCCGTTCAATCGGAAAGGTCGGCGAATACAGCAAACGAGTCATCTGGAACCGAGTGGGGGGTGGTCGCAAAGTCGTATTCGAGGTGACAATCACTGATCCCGTAAAAAGGAATATCGTCGGAGCCTACATCTCATGAGAATCCGAGGGTTCGAGCCAGCATCTAAATGGTCCCGTGAAGATGGGATGCTGACCGAGCGCGCCCAGGGATATACCAGAGCAGTCACTACAGCACTCGAACAACTACAAGCAGAAACAGCCGTCAATGCAGCAGTTGGAGGTACTGCAGGAGGCTCATACACGGCAGTAGAACAAGCGATGCTGAACGATATGAAGACATTGCTGAATCAGATTCGAGCCGCATTGATTGCAAGTGGAGTATCCGTGTAATGG